GCTGTGTTGAGCTCCATCGCCTTTGGCTCTGCCTTGGCTTGTGGCTCTGCCACCGCCTGCTCTGCTTCCTCCAGTGTCTTCACGCCCAACTTGGCGAGAATCTTGTCGAGGAGAGAAGCCTTTACTTCTGTTTTCTTCTCCATTGCTTTTGGATTTTGTTGTTTTGAATTAATAAAATTTTCGATATTGCGTTTCGATGCGCTTGCGCTGATTGGTGCAACGGTGCTGCTGATAAGACCTAGGCGCATAGCCTCGCTGGTGCTGATGAAGATGTCCTTATCCATCAAGGCTTGAATCTCTTCCCGGTCGCACTCGCACCGCTCTACGTATGCGTCCACCATCTTATCCTGCCACATCTGCATTTCCTCGCTCTGATTCTTCAAGTCCTTTGCGTTCAGCTGGTCGCCCAAACACCAGCCAGGAACCCAAGGGTTGTGCAGGAGGAAGGCAGCGTTCTCGTATGCCTTGCGGCTCTCCTTCGGTGCTGCGAGCATGATGATTGTTGCCATGGATGCTGCCTTGCCCTCTACAGTGCAGGAAATCTTCTTACCGCTCTGCCGCAGTCGGTCATAAATCGCCCAACCTTCGACCACAGAGCCGCCATTGCAGAAGATGCGCATATCGATGGTATCATCGTCTTTCGGTATGCTTGCCGCAAAAGCATCTATGTCTTGAAAACATACGCAATCACCTCCAAACCATTGATACCAGAACTTGTTGTCTTGGCTGTCGATGTCGTTGTATATTCTGAGTTTTGCCATTGAATCGTGATTTTTTAAGTTTTAAAACGCTGCAAAGATACGATATTTTTCAATATGTTTATCTCGTAAGCAGTTAATTTTTCTAAATAAGCCGAATTTTTGCGTTCTAAGCGGTTTTTATTGCCTTGTGTGTGTAACTTTACCACCTTTAAGCGAAAACCGCTTAGAACGCGAATCTTGAAGAAATAACTACCCTTTAAATCCTGCCGATATTCTCTATCGTTTGCACTCTCCGCTGGGTGCGGTTTATTTCTTCCACGCTCACTACTGGCTGTGGAGCCATCTGATACCCTCTAGCTACAGCTGCCGCCAGCATATCCATGCCGATGTTGCTGCTCCCGTTGTTTACTACGATAGGAACACCACCGCCTAGCTGGTTGAATGCGGATAATATCGGACTGAACATTGAAGTCGCCTTGGCTGTCATTACGCTCTCGCCATTGGAAAGCCTTGCCGGGATGCTGTCGCTGGTTCCGGTTCCCGAGCCTTGGACGTAGCCACCAGTGGAGAATCCCTTGACTGCTGCCTTGGCTGCTGCAAACGCTGCCTTGATTAAAGCAAGTTTGGCTGCTGCACTTGCAACTCCTGCCCATCCACCATGAAGAATACTATCTGCAAGAATAGCTGCATAAGTCGCAGTTATTTGCTTCTCTATCGCATCTAGGTAGGTCGTCAGCATGGTTTTTAGGAAATTATGGAAAGTCAGATCCTGGCTCTCGAAAAACGAAGATAAACCATCACCGATTGCCCCGATATAATCGGCTATCATTTGGTTCTGTTCTTGAAGTTTCTGTTGCTTGTTCTTGTTTTCGTCAGCTTGCAACTGCAAAGTCGTATCGTGTAGTTCCTGCTGTAGCTGCTTCTGCGCTTCAACATTCTCTTGTGTCGTTGCTAGCTTCTGCTCCAGGAAAGCCTTGTATCTCTCCAGCTTGGCTGTATCGTCTTCCTCTCCAGTGCCACCGTTCATGATGTCCGCATCCTTGCGTGCCTTCTCTGCATCCTCGAACTCCTTGTTGAGTTCGTCCACAATCTCCTTGGCTTGGTTCTTCAAGTCCGCTTTCGCCTTAATCATGATGTCGAGAAGTTTTGCCTGCATTTCCTGCGCCTTTTCCGCTCCGATTTGCCCTGCCGCCACGTATGCGTCAATGCTCCTCGCTACCATGTTCTTCTCAAGCTGTTCGAGGTCGTTGCTGTAATCTCGCTCGTTGTCGTACATGCCTGCGAGGTATCGCTTCTTTGCGTCCATTACCTGCTCGTTGTACTTGTACTGTATAAGCGCAATCGCTTCCTGCAATTCCTTTTCCTGCTTCTTCCTGCGCTCTGCTTCTGCCTTTGCTTCCGCTTCTTCCTTGGCTCTCTGTGCCTTGGTCTTGGCAGTGCTGCCCTTGGCTGCTGGTGTCGTTCCCATGTTTCCGCTCGCTGGCTCGCTGCTGGTCGCTCCACCGTTCACGCTGGCTAGCTTTATGTGCTCGAGCCTTCCGTTCACGGTGTTCTCGAATCCGTCTGCAAATGAGTTTCCGATCTCGATACCAGCATTCTTGATGTCATGCCATGCTTCCTTGATAGTGCCGGAAATGTCGAATATCTCCTTGAATCCCTTCTGTGCCTTTGATAGGTCGAAAGTCACGATACCTTCGAGAATATCAAGCATGCCCTTGGCTGCAAAGCCCATCCTCTTGAATGCGTCTATTCCGAGATTACATACGAGTTTGATTGCGTTCCACATCAAGCGGAAACTTGTCCCGAGTGCATTGATTATCCCTCGCAACAGAAGGCTGTCATTGTACCAGTCGATGAAGTAGTTGATTGCCTGCACAACTCCCTTGATAACTGCCGTAAGTGATTTCTTTGCAATCGTTGACAACTGAGCCTTCATGTTCTCGAAGCCACCCCCTGTGTAATCAAACAGAGAAGCCATTGCGTCCTGCAATTCCTTGGTTGCGTTCAATTCGTCTTCTTGTGCCTTGGCGAGATCACCGGACTTTGCCTTCACTTTGTCCATATCAAGTTCGATATTACCGAGCATTTCGATATAAGCAAGCCCGGCATCCTCTCCCGGACCACCGAAGATGTTGGCAATTGCGCTACCCACAGCAGCACTTGATTGCGGAAGTTCCTTTAACTTATTAGCCACCTCTTGCATAACCTGGAATGTGGTCTTGTTTCCGTCCTGCAAGTCCTTTTGAACTTGCTTGGAAGAAATGCCTATTCCGTCAAGCGCAGCAGCCGTAGCGGTTGTCATTTCTCGCAGTCGTATATTTCCTTCCTTGATGGTATCAACACCCTTGTCGCTGAAAATTCCCTCCTTGGTCGCTTGCGTTGATATTGCCACCATTTCCTCTGCACTCAGTCCGGCTTCCTTGAAGTATCTCGGGTATTCCTTAATCGTATCGAGGAATTCTCCGTTGGCGTTTGCACCGCTCACAAGTCCGTCCTGCATAATTTTCAAACTCTCAGAAACGGAAATGCCGAAAGCCTTGCTCATCGTATTAGCAGACTGCATCGTCTCCGTGAATTCCAAACCGAATGTATTGGATACCGCAAGAACCTCGTTGCGCACGGATTTCATCTCGTTTCCGGTCAATCCGGTGAACTGCTTCGTCAGTCGTGTGGCTTCCATCAATCCCTTGTTGTAGTCATACCACCATTTGAATGCCATTCCTGCGCCTGCCACACCTGCCATGGCGAGGAAATAAGGGTTGGTCAATAAGGAAAGAGCCGTATTTTTCAACGCACCAAACTTTACCTTTAGGTCTTCCACGGACTTTCCCATTTCCATAACCTTTCCGATTCCAGTATCATCAACAACATCAAAACCGAAAAACTCGGTGTTCTGCAGGTCGTCAGCCGCCTTCATCATGGAATCGTAATAGCTGCCGACACTGCGCTGGAATCTTCCAGTAGCCTCCTCAGCCTCTTTCAGCTCCTCTATCAAGTCTTGGATATGCTCCTGCATCTCCTGACCCTTGGAACTATCACGCTCGGCACGGCTCATCTCATCGTAAGCCTTGGTGGCATTGGAAAGCTGGGCACGCAGCTGCTTCAAGCTGCCTTCCTGCTCGTTCTCTGTGCGCACGTTGTTCTGGATCTCCTTCCGCAAGGTGCGCACGTTGTACTGATACTCCTTGATGGTTGCGTTGATGGCTTCCGTCTGCACCTTCATCTCGTTGGTCGTGATGGTCTTGTCTTTTTCCTGCTGCTGCAAGTCCTTGATGCTTGCCTTCAACTGGTCTATCTTCTCTTTGTATCTGATGATGCCATAGATTGCATCCTCGTACTTGACCTTGATGTCAAGAATCTGCTGTTTGTCTTCACTTACCATAGTTCTTTCTTTTTAGTTGTTCAACTCTATCATTGTAACCTCGCAATATCCGCTGTTTGTTGTCTTGATTTCGAGAACCGCAAAATACGCTCCATACTGGGCAAGGTACACTGGCTTCGTCTCGTCAAAATCCAGAATATCCAAGTCCGACAGATTGAGCCGCTCTGTGATTACGTGCGCCTTGGCGATGCTTGCTGCAAGCTGCTTGTACTTCGTATCGAAGATGTTCTGAAGGTCAATGTCGAATCGCAGTGCCGCCTGCTCCTTGTCATCCCTAAGCGTCATTATTCGCTCCTTGCATCCCTTATACTCTCCACCATTCTTCATGCCGAAAGAATCCAGTGTTCTTATCGGTATGCGGTTGTCATCGCTGGCTGCAAAAGGTAGCGTCCATGTGTCCTGCTCATAGTCCAAAGTCTGGTTGCTGATTGCGAGGTCTGCATCATAGTCTCCAGTTGTCTCTTCGTCTTCCTTCCACTTGTAGCGGTTGTGTTGCACGAAGTCTGAAACGGAATACTCGCTTTTCCGTGGTGAACCTTGGCGGTCATACGGAATGAGTTTTCCGCTCCAGTCGTAGGCGTTCGCCTTGTTTGCCCAAACTCTGGTAAACATGATAAACTGTACTTGCGTGCTGTTGGTCAGTTGCCTAGGGAACGAGCCAGTTATCAAAGCCAGAAACTTAATGAAGTTTGTTACCTCGATTTCAGGCAGGTTTATGCCGATAGGGAAACTTCCACCAATCGGAACGCTGTCCCCACTCTTGACGCTCGCAGTGATTTTGCCGCCATAAACGGAAGGAATGTTGACTGTATTTATTCCGTGCATGATAGTCTCAAACGTCAATACATCGTCCTTCTTTAGCGATATAGTGTTTGTCCCTGCCGAAAGCAAATAAAGATAGCCATCGATAGCATATCTGCGTAGTACGACTGGGTACTTAACCTGTCCATCCTCGTACTTCAAATCTCCGAACTCGTATTCCTGCGTGGATGCCTCACCTCCAGTAGTGCTTGGCGTTGTAACGGTCATTTTCACGCCCATAGGCAACTGAATCTCCGCTGCGTCTTCAAACTGATGTCTGACGTAGTATTGCACTTGCACATCAAAGGCCAGTTCGCAATCCTTTGTTATCGTCAGTTTCTGCACGTCTTCGCCAGTGCTTGGCGATACGGAAGTTATGGAGTTGCTTATGGAAAGGGTGAGTGCTCCCAGTCCGTCACGGCTCTTAACGTCTGCGGTCAGATTACCGATGATTGTCTTGTCGTCTGCCTTGTTGTTGATTATAGGCACAACTAGGTTGTTCAACATCTTCTTTGCTTCATCATCCTGCCACACGAAAGATACGCCCGACTTCCTCGCTATCCTTGACAATAGCCAGTTCACGGTCACACATGGCTGCAAGAATTTTGGGGACGTTTTATATTCATCCACCGCCACATCATCGCCTACGAAATCCTCCTTATTATCGCCATCTATCATTTCGTGCATAGGTGTCAGCCCGGTAACTGATAGCGACAGAGTGCTGTAATATTCGGCAGGTGCATTCACTACGAGGTATGCAGCTCTAGCCTCTCCTCTGATGGTGTATACTTCCAGCGTCTCATCTTCTCCGCTCACGGATATAACCCGCATGTACTTATCCAGTACTGCATAGCTTCTGTAATCGCCCTTTCCTTGCGCTTGCACATTTGCCGTTGATGATGGCAAGAAAGGGATAAGAGCACAGATCATGTTCGATGCGCTCTCTATATTTCCGCTTATATACTTTCCGACCTCTGTACCTGTTCTGATGCGTCCACGGCTAGGCGAGTATTGTGTCGTGGTATATTTATTCCTCTGCACCAAATTAATGCCAAAGTTATCTTTGCTCTCAATTCGGTATGGATTGTAATAAGCAAAGAATATCCCATTGCTCACGGCTTCCTCCCTGGTGTTTGGAGTGTTGTACTTTTCAAAAAGCACTCTGTCTGTAACTCCCAGTTCGTTCAGTTTCATTCCGCTCTCTAGTAGCTTCGTGAACGCTGGCATTATACCCCAATAGATTGAGACATCGATATTTTCCTCGATGCTCAGAACGTTCAAACGTCCGTCCTTGATAATTTGTACACCTCCACGGAAAAAACTGCACTTATGGAAAATATAGGGGTATCTGCTGCCGCTCTTCGGTCTGTCCGCTTGCTGCAAAACTGAAAGGTTGTGAACAGTCCGTGGCAACTGGATGGTGTACGTGTAGTTCGAGGTCATTTTCGTGACGTCACGAAAAAGGTTGCTCTTGATGTCGAGCACCACATCGGTGTTCTCCGGCAAGTCCATCAAAACACCGTCAATGTAAAGTTGCTGGTCTATCATAGTCTCTGAACGTTAATGTTGTTAATAATCATTTCGCACACGAAATCCTGCAAGCAAGCTGTGCTCTTCGTGTAGCTTCCTGCCTTGATTGTTACGCTCATCCACTGGTCTTCTTCTTGCGTCCAGTCTCCCCCTAGGTACATGTCAACGACTGGGCTGCTGGCTAGGTCTTGTAACATATCGAACGTATCACTGTCAACCAACGGAGCACAAAGTTTGATGGAATCCGTACGCTCGTATCCCTGCCTTCTTCCATTATCGCCATAGTAGCCGTATAGATAATCGTCTAAATTGTTGCGTATGAAACTCAGGTCGCTGGCTATTTCCCTCGTTTCCTCCCCAGCCGCAAAGAGCCAATAGCGGATAAATCCGTGTCGGTCAATCCAACGCAAATAGATGCCGCTCTCGGTATCGTCTCTGTCGATGCGAAGCAATAGAGACTGCTTGCCACCGGTGGCTAGACTGAAAGTAAGGTCGAAAGTATTGTCGAAAGTTCCCTGCTGAATCTCTCCATCATAGTCGTAGATGTTCCAGTATTTTGCACCACTAGGCAATATGCCTGCGTAGAAGTCCACCATACCGTTAATCGGAATCTTCAGTAGATTATTTGGTACTCCCTCGTAACCGATTAGTAGGTTGGCGTTCAACTTGCTTAAGTATATGCCAAAGGTGAACGGATAATGAGTAAACCATGTAAGGCGTTTGTAGCCGTTCCACGTCTCCCCATACTTTGGTGCGCCCCAAACTATGTTCGTGGTGAAGTCGACGCTCGCAAGCTGTACGTTTCCGTCATCGTATGCGTTTACCTTGATACTCACGAGACGGTTTAGAATGCTGGAATCATAGCCTATCGTCCAATCGTAGGCTGCATTGATATGTCCGTCAAAAAGAGCTTGCACGTATGTCTTGAAGTCCGTTATGCACTTTTCGTTGAACGCTTCCACATTGTAGGAACGTTCTATGTAGTTCTGTCTGATTATTACCTCAATCCACGATAGGTTATTTCCGCTCGCCTTGATGATGCAAGGAAGGAATGCGAAGCCTACAGCGTCCGGATATTGAATCGTGATATTGTTTTTTGTCGTCTCTCTCATACCGTCTCATTGTTAAGTTTGATACTGCCCACCGACTGGTGGATTAAGAAAATAAGTCGCTGCCCCAGCCGCTTCATCGTGTCGGGCACAACGTTGCTGTATACGTCAGCCCTGCCGCCAGTCCGGTGCAGTTTAGAACCCTTGTTGGCGATGGTGTGGGCGATGGCTCCTGCCATGCTCATGTCGCCACGCTCTTGTGGAGTGTACTTGTGTGCCCGGTCGGTCTTGTAGGGTATAGGTGTGCCATGCAGTCCCTTGTCTTTCATCCACTGCCGGATGATGCCACGGAATCCGTATGGTATCTTGCCTGCCCTTCGTCCGGTTTCGAGCACCCCGAATGGTTTGTGTCCCCATAGGATGGTTTCGTCCTCGCTGGGCTGCTCCACCTTTAGGCTCGCTATGGTGCGCCCCGATGCGTTCTGTCCGTTGATACGTATGTGGTTGATGATAAGCTGCCGTGCTCTCTCAACCTCCTCACGCATTATGAGCGATGCCGCCTTGGGGTCGAATTGAATACCTCCCTTGCTCATACCTCACACCCTCCTATTCTCTGTGTCAGTTGCAGGGAGTACATTACGCCCGACACGATCGTGCTCAAACGCTCGATGATGGTCTCGTAGTACTGCTGCCCCTCCAGCGGTTCGAACTGGTGCGACTGGTTGATGGCTCGTATCATCCTTGCCCCTGCCACCTTCATTCGGTCGATGCACTCTCCGTTGTCTTCTCCTTCCGCTCCCCTCGGTACGGTGTCGAGATAAGCCAGGGCAACGTTTACGGTATCGTATACCCTGTCGTTGCGTATCTCTGTCGTGCCGCTGGCTGGGATGATGCACACGATTGCCGGATAGTTCAGTTTCTCCAGCTTGGTGTCTGCTGTGTCCCAGTCCTCGTATAGGTAGGTATAGTCTGGTAGCGTGTCTGCTGCCAACTGCTTTAATGTTTCTCTGATTGTTGCCATAATTATCTAGATTTACGTTTCATTTCCTCTGCCTGCAACTTCTGCAGGTTCCTCTCGTACACGCTTCTCTTGTTGTCCATTTCCATGCACTTGTAGATGCGAAGCCATGGTGTTTTCAGAACTTGGTCGTGGTCGCTGATGCCCATCCTTACCGCATACCAGTCAAGCATGCCGAACAGTCCGAACCGCAGGGTATCGATGCCTGCCTCCTTCTCCAGTCGTGTTGGCTTCGCTGTGTCTGTGCTTTCGAATAGCTTGTTGATGCGCTCCACCTCTGATGTTACCCAACCGATGAGCATAACGACATCAACCGCCCTAGCCTGCTCCACTTCCTTGTGGCTCAGACCGAGGACGGTTGTCACTATCTGATACAGACTTTCCTCGCTGTCTGATAGCTGGGAAAGGTCTATCAGCTGCCCGATGGATAGCTGGTTGAGATTGTCGGGCACTTGCTTTCCTCCAACGAAAGCTGGTCGTGGCTGCTTGCCGATTTTATAGCTGGTGTGCCTAGCAACTGCCAGCCAGTACTTGAATGTAGTGTTATTATCCATACGCTTTATAATTTTGTCGTTATCTTTGTCTCAATACGTGCGCCCTAGCCGTTCCATGGCTTGCTACTGATAACTTCTTCAAGGCTACGTATCTTATTGCGTCTATGCCATGGTTGAATGCGTCTATAGGCTGGTTCGTGGTCTCTCCATCCCTTGACTTCTTCCACTTGTATTGCTGCATGTTCTCGATGATGCCGTGGCTGCGTCTTGTTATGTTGATGCGGAAACGCTTCAAGATGTCGATGCCGTTGTTGATACTGTCCTTGCCCTTGGTGCTTGGTATTATCCACAGCCCTTGGTTGTGTATCTCCTGAATGCTCTTAGGCTCTGCCGAATCCGCAATGATAAGGTCTCGTTTTGTCAGTCCGTTTTCCTTGCATCGGTCTGCGATGTCTTCGTTCGTCAGCCCCGGCTGGTAAATTTCTTCGTCCACCCATAACTCTCCGTGTGCCAAAATAACGTGCTCCAGCGCAGTTGGGTCGTTGGTGAATCCGAAGTCCATACCCCTGCATGCCATCTTCCACTCCTCCCTTGGTGGCAGCTTGTCAACGATGCCCCAATTTGTGAAGATAAGCCCGGTTATCTTTCCGGTCAATCCTCTAGCGTACACTCGCCACAATTCGGGGTCGTCAATCTCTTCAATTTTCTTGTGCTCGCTCTCTGTAAGGAATCTGTTGTTTCGGTGGTCGCTCAGGATCAATCTGCAATCATCCCTGCCGATGATATTGTTGTGCACCCAAAACCTTGCGCTTGGGTTGTAGTCGATGAACACCTGCTTTCGGGTTCGGATTGCTAGCTGCCAAAACACTTCGTAGGGCACACCGTTCGCCTCGTTAACAAACAGATAGTCTCGCTTACCGTTCTTTGCGTCCTGCGCATCTTGATAACTCTTGAACTCGATGATGGAGCCGTTCTTTCCCCGGTAGCTGCTGTCGCTCTTGTTATTCTTGAACCAGTCCAGCAACTCTGCCCTTGAGTGCAGGATGGTGTCGAGGTCTCGCATGGCTCCCACTTTCAAGTTCGGGAGGTCTTGACCGCACACCGTGATAATTGCCATGGGGTGTTCAAAAGAAAGCACTATAAGACGCTGCATGATGGTGTATGTCTTCCCCGAGGACGTGCCGCCCTGGTTCACAAGGAATCTCGGCTTCACGTCCGCATTCGGATCATACAGCTCACCAATAACATCAAATAGTGCCATTCTTCAAACAATAAAACTTAAAACAAAAATTATGGTAAAATTATTCTTTATCCAATCCTTCACGCTCGATTACTTCCTGCTCGCTGGATGCGCACTGGTGTCCCGAGTTGATGTATCGTACCTCGATGCCGCCTTGGAAGCCTGCGTTCAGGTCGAGCACGACCTTATCAAGTCCGAGCAGCTTACAAATCTGCGTCTCTGCCTTTAGGATGATGTCTAGGTAGCGTGGGTCTCCGAGACCTCGCTTCTCAGCATCGAACATTATCGCCTTGACGGTATCCATCGTTACCAACCCAGTGTCTGGATCCTTGTTAGGCAGTCCGACTTGTGTCTGTGTCTTGCTGTTATAGTCCGCTTTGGATTTCTCCCATGCGTCCCAGGCTTCACGTATCACAAGCTTCAACCTTGCCACCTCGCTGGTTATTTTCTCGTCTGTGTCGGTCAGTCTCTCTTCCCTCCACTCCTTCAATAACCGCTGAATGTCGCAGTGCGCTTGATTGTATTTCGGTCTGTCGAGCCGTTTCCTCACCTCTGCCGTGATTTCTCGCTCCGTCCATCCTCTGCGGTATAAGGGTGCGATAATCTGCAAGCGGTTCTCGATGTCGATTTTCTGCGCTCGATGTTTATTGTTGTTACCTTGTGGCATATTTTGATTCCTTGAAATTTATTTGATTTTTTATAAAAATTCTACTTGAAAAACTTGCATATTTCAAATAAATTTCGTATCTTTGCAAACGTAATAATGGAAGTGTCCTTACTTACTGAAACCCTCCGAGGATGAGGGAAAAGTAAAATGAAATCCCAAAGCCTTATGAGAACTTACATTTCGATTAGGATTTGGAAAATCAAAATAACCTTCACGATTGAGCTCTGAGGGTTTTGATTATTCCAAGGGGTGGTGCTCGAACCACCACCCCACTTTGGGATTTCGTTTGCAAATTTACGAATTAATTTTCATATAACCAAATTTTTAACATTATGAGTACTACGAATGAAACTACCTCCAAATCTTGGGGAGGTGCTCGCAAGGGTGCAGGGCGAACGAAGAAATACGCTGCAACATTCTATTTCGGTGCTACCGAGGACGTGGCTAACATCTTGGCAGGGGTCGATAAGAAAGACCGCAGCGGCTTCATCAACCAGTGTATTCTCAAAGCGATGGGCAGGGGTTAATCTCCTGCCTTTTTCGTTTCCGCTCCCTTGGAGGTTATTTTCTGCGAATTTTGCATGTGTGCCGCTCTCTCCGCAAACTGGTGTAGTTTATCAACCTTGAAGAGAAAAGCCGACACATCGCAACTATTCGCCCCGCTTCTTGAACTCGTCTATCTTGACAGCTTTCTCGCCAGTCAGCTTTTCCCAGCGTGCAATGATAACATCGCAATAATGTGGGTCGAGCTCCATCAAGAACGCATTGCGGTTTAACTGCTCGGCTGCGATAAGCGTTGTGCCACTACCACCGAAGCTGTCGTAGACATTCCAGCCTTCCTGCGATGAATTCTGAATAAGATATGCGAAAAGTGGAATAGGCTTCATGGTCGGATGTTCAACACTCTTTGTCGGTCGGTCAAACTCCATAACGGTCGTCTGCTTTCTGTCGCTAAACCAATTGTGGCTTGCTCCCTTCTTCCATCCATACAAGCAAGGTTCATGTCTCCATTGATAGTCTTGCCTTCCTAATACCATGGAGTTCTTTACCCATACCAAATTCTCTCGCAGATCCAGGTCTACCGTATTGATAAGGGCTTTCCGAAACCAATATGAGTAGCCATCGCTGTGGAATATATAGAACGAAGCACCTTTTTCCATATTAGCATTGGCAGCGTTAAATGCGTTTGTCAAGAATTCCTCGAATTTATCGTTGTCCATCTTGTCATTTAAGACGACCAGTCCATCCTTGCGATGTCCTTCTGTTGCTGCGCCATCATAACCGTAAGCCACATTATACGGTGGGTCTGTAAGATACAGATTAACCACTTGCCCCCCCATAAGGAACTTGACCTGCTCTGCATCCGTGGAGTCACCACACATAAGACGATGCTTTCCGAGTTGCCACAGTTCGCATTCCTTGCACCGCTGTGGGATTTTCTCTGTGTCCTCATCGAACTCATCGTCCTTTGCCTCCTTCTGATCCTCGTCTGCCTGCTCTCCATTTTTCAATGAATCAGGACTCATCCACCCTTGCAGCTGCCAGTCTTGAATACCCCAGTCCTTCAAGAGGTCGGTATTCCACTGGTTCGCCAGTGCATCGGTGTCCCAGTCTCCGAAGCCTGCATTGTCCTTGATAATGAATTCTTTCTTCTGCGATTCCGTGAGGTCTGATGCCTTGACGATGGACGCTGTCGGCTGCTCCTTCCACTGGCTCCAGTAGCTGGCGATTGCCAGCTTCTCTGCATCAGTCAGTCGCTGGTCTGTGTCGAGAACGTCCATGATAGCTTCCGGTGTCATGCTCACGATGTGGCATAATGCCCTCGTTCTCATATTGCCACCCAGTGCCTTGTAGGTCTCGTCTACGACTATAGGGCGAAGCTGGAGCATCTTAGGAAATACAAGAATGCTCTTTACCAGCTTTTGGAAATTCGCCTCAGTTATGGTTCTAGGGTTCGCCTCATTCTCGCTGACCCTCGATAGTGCGATTTCTTCTGTTTTCATTTTCTTCTTGTTTTAAGTCCAAAAATCATGCTTATCTGATAAACACTGGCGCAAAGATACGACTTTTTTGCTTTAGTTGTTTGTTCTTTGCACACTTTTAACTTTTTCCAACACTTTGCTTTTATTTTATCCATCAAAGGCTCTGATGGTCTTCTGCAGCGTTGTCTGTGGTTTCTTCGGCATCACTCTGACCGGGTATCCTGCACAGACCCATGCGAGGAGAAGTGCGTCTCTCTGGTCTTGGTTCATTCGAGGCAATTTCTCTCCTGCGCTTACAAAATAAGCAATTTCGTCCTGCGTGATTTTTCCGTCTTTACCCTTCCAGCACTTCTTTAGTGGCTTGATGATTTCGCAGGGGATATTGTAGTGTTTGCAGCACTCTACGATAAGAATTCCGGTCTGATGGTTCATTCCGGTGGATCGTCCGATGGCTGCTGCCTTGACTGCTGTCATGAACCGATTAAGCACATGCCAGTTGCTTTTGTTGAGCCAGCCGCCTTCAATAACGACCTTAATCTTCTTGCAACTCTCGTTCATTGCTCTTAGGTAATCTATCAAAGCTGGGAAGTTCATTTTATAGGCGAGAAACTTCTTGTCGTCATATACTGCACCGACACCGCTTTCCTGGTTGTCGGGGTCGATTCCAATTATAACTGTTCCTTTTTCCATTTTTTTTCTTTGAATTACTTATTTTGTTCAAATTTCGCGTATAAGCGTTTATTTTGTTTTGCTGGTGTAGTTTATTATCCAGCACACTTTACGTGCGCATATACGTGCGCACATGCGTTATTATCCCTATCTATCCCCTACCCCTTTCTTTCCCTTCTTTTCGGTTGCGATAGAGAAAGCTGGCAGGGATTCCGGAAGTTGCGCCTGCGGGCAAAATAATGAATAACAAAATGTATATGTTGCAGGGTTCTTCCTTCTTCCACCGCCAGCCGAATGAATAAAAGCATAATTTCTAACGATTTCTTTTTCTTACTTCTTCATGTACCACCTCGCTTTCTTTGTTTGCTGTCAGACTTCGGGAGATGCGTTTCCGGCTCTCATATCGTAATTTCAAGATGTTATAAGTTTATTTGTTTTGATAGGGAGCCATCCCCTTCTGTCCTCGCTGGTTAAAAACTCTATTATTGAACTCACGACCGATTATTCTTTTTGTTTTCGAGCAGCCATGCCAGATGCGCTGCCTGCTGCGGATTCTTGAACATGGAAAGAGCCTTCTCTGTGTCCGGCTTCTTCCTCTCACCACGCATCGCTCTGTCTGCTACCCGGTTCTTCGTACCGTAGTTCCGGTAGTGCTTACTCCAGTACTCCTTTTGATACGCCCGGTACTTTTCTCTGTTTCTCTTTCGCCATTCCTTCGTGGCTTTCAGAATCTGTTCCCGGTGCTCCTGGTAGTACGTTCTGTTCTTCTCCCTTGTTGCGAAATCGCTCATTGCATTCAAGTATTACCTGATGTTCTACATATTGCTTGCGTGCCGGGCAGTATAGCCCATTTAAGCAGTTTCGCCCGGCATCGCAAGCCTTGCATAATTCACTCGCCATACGTCCTAGAATGGGTCTGACGTGAAGGCGAGGTACTCATTGCCATCGTATGAGATACACTGAGCGAAGCTCGCTGGTTCTCCACTATGGATAGGCAATGCGGTGTGTCTACTCTCAAACCCCACTCCACGGTCACGAATAAATAACGCAGGAAGCCACTTGTAGTTATCTCCGCTCCTCACCAGCACCTTATCGAAAGGCTTGAAGGCTCGATGTTCCTTCGCTTCCTTCTCTTTCTTCCAGATGGCGTAATGTTTATTGAACAGTTCGACTTCGTTCTCTGTCGCTTCTCGAAGTTCCTTGTTAACGCTTATACGCAGGTCGAAGGCTTGGTCGGTCACGAACTTCTCGGTCTCAATCTCATACTGGTTGCCGAATGTTAGCGTATCTTCGCTTTCGTTCTTGTCGATGAGCTTGCCGATGATTGTCAACTCTCCGTCCTCATCATCCTCATTGAAGACGTAGAGTTTGCCAATTTCAAACGTAAGTTTCACTGGCTTCAAGTCAACAACTTGCTTCTTCTCAGCATCCCAAGCCTTGCCTTTCTTTGCGAGAGATGAGAAGAACTGTTTTTTCTCTTCTTCTGTAGCAAGGCGAATTTCTACGATATTCTCTTTGGATATTTTATATTTACCGCTAATATCTAATTCCTGTGTTGTAATATCTAGTGAAGCGTGGTCGTATAATTCACCATTCCTTTTATAGTAATTAAAGATTTCGATAAAAGTACCGCCCTTACATTTCACGAACAAAACATCTCCATCCTTGAACTCTGGCTTCTCTATCTCCAGAGTATCACGGTTCAACTTGCCACCCAAAAATTTCTCAATAGTGTTGATGTAGGTCTTGGCTTCATCATCGCTAACTTTATTAAACAGAAAAGTTATCATTTCGGATTTTTCTTTGCTATAATCTTCGAAACATTCTTTCCAAAGATAATGCTTGCAATTAAATCTTGTGTAGCAATTATCTTTAAACCCTTCAAAGATAACATGTACGTCTCCGTTTCTATGAACGAGCACGTCTCCCTTCTTGAAAAACTTGCTCCAATCTCTCATTTCGTTGGAAGGGAAGAGCAGAATTTCTCCTTCTTTATAGATTTTTCCGTTCTTGTCGAAAAAGTGTTCTCTTCCAGCTTCGTCCTCAGTCCAGATTGCTTTCGCACTGTCCTTGTCGTTTGCCATTCCACTGTGCCATACCTTTCCGCATTTTGGCGTGTACAATTCTGTACCGTACTCTTCATCTTTGAGTATCTCGTAAATATCAATATCTTTCTGTTCCATTGTCTGAATGTTTTTATTGTTTTCTATTCTCACTTTCATAATCTGAATGTTTTTTATTGTTTACAACTTCACTCGTCCGAGTTTCTTGTACAGTTCCACCAGTTCCTGAGTGTCGAGCCAGAAGTCGGTGTTGCCAACGTATACGTGATGTCGGTGTTCGTCCGTGATGATTTCTATCTTTTTCATATTTTTCGTTATTTAAAAAGTTCCTGCTGTGGATGAATGATGTCTGCACGCTTCTTCTTAGCTGCCCAGAGAAGGAGGTTGGTGTTCTTTGTTCCAGCATTCTTCTCGAGGTCTCTGATGATGCAGGTCATGGCATCGTGCTCCGCTTCTTTCTCATTACCGTAGAAGATGCTGAGAGTGTCATATCTACTCGGGTAGGCTACCTGGCTGTCGTACTCATGCTTTCCCTTCTGAATGCTATAGCCCCATATCCAGCCGAACTGGGTGTTGGCGGTCATTACCTTCCATCCCCAGTTGTCTGCACCCTCTACGGCATACTCGATTACGTGCGGATTGATGCACTCATCCTTGATGTTGTACTTGAAGCCTTCATGCTCTGCGACCGGCTTCTTGATGTCGTAGCTGTTTTCGGTCAGCCACTTGAACCAATCGTTCGATGTCTTGAATACGAGCCCTGCGGCTCTGCATTCGTGAAAAAATAATTCATTCATGGCTTTCAATCTCTATAAAGTGACAATCTCCGCAAAATGCGCAAGCACAATACTCGCCCAGTTCCTCGGCATCAAGGGCAAACACATTGCAGCCACTTTCATTACGAGTATCATTCTTAACTCTGAGAACCTTGCCTTCTACATTCAGAAGCGTACCTTCCTCGAAATCCTTGGCTATTTCGTACGGTTCATTAATTACAATTACTCCTTTTTCCATATCTATCCCTCCTTGATGTACTCGGCAAGTGCCTCACGCTGCTCAGATGTCAGTGCGTCTGCGATGCGCTCAGCAATCTCTTTTTTGTCTGAACTGCTCATTCTCTCGAAGGTGTCGGTAATGATGTCGGCAGCAGTATCGTCTTCGAGATACCACATATTATCCTTTACCACATCCGCTCTTTCTTCTTCCCCTGGTAGGTTTCTGAACATGTCGACCAAAAATTCCTCTTGGTCTTTATCCGATAAGTTGTTGAACATATCCTCTAAGTCGATGTCAATGCTCTGATTATTGTATTCTGCCATAATTCTTTTGTTTTAAGCGTTTAAATTCTGTTTGATGTATAATTTGTCGCCCGATGCGTGAAAACTCCACAGAGCGGCTATTTTTGCCCTCATTCGTGGACTATATAAAGTTGTTCATAAACAGTAGATTTCACCACAATAGGTTCAGAACCTAAGTCGTTACCATCTACCTTGATGGCAATCTCCATATCTCCCTCTTCATCATAAATGTTTTGAAGTTGTTTGATAAATTCACTTATAAGCATTTTATTATATTTTTATGTTACATCCGTTATTTTTCGGGCTTCCAGTCGATGCCCAGCCGCTGCAGAACTCCACGTTCGTAGTATCTTGTCAGCGAATCCTTGGCAGGCTTGTTGTTCGGGTTCTTCTTCAAGTCTTCAAGGTTCTGCTGGATTACCCACCGGAACTTGCTGTCTTGGCTCTGCTGGCTCGCTGGCTGCTGGTGCTTGGCTTGCTCGTAGAGTTCCCCGATGCTCGGTCTTGCCGTTGCCGCAGGATCCTGCGCCTTGACTGCTGCCGATTGCGGCTGCTGGCTTGTGGCTGGCTTGGTGTTGTCGTAGTTGCCTTCCAGCACCTTCGGGAAATACTTCCTTGTCATTACCCAGTCGTATGATGCCCAGGAATGCCCTGCGTTCAGATAGTCGCTAGCCATAGCCTTGTCGATGGCTAGGTAAATCTTGGAAATATCTCCCTTGCAGTCCTTGAGCCTTCCTCTGATTGCCTCCTTGCGGTTGTCCGTCATCAGCGTCAGCCTTCGCATTGCGCTGTTGTTCTTGTCGTGCTGCTCGTTCCAGTAGTCCTTGATGGCTGCGTAGTCGATTTCGCCTTTCTTGGATTTCTTTTTCTCAGAACTTTTTTGCGGTTCTTCTGCAGCGCAAACGTTTTTCTCGGAAAAACTTTGCATAGAAGCTTCTTTAGAAGGTTCTAATATATTTGTTTCTTTAGAAACATCATTATCATAAACATTATCATTTACATATTCATTATCATTATGCATTGCAATTTGTGCATTTGCATGCATTTGCATGCTTTTGTATACGTCTGTATGCTTTTGCATACCTTCACCTGCTTCTGCATCCAATTGTTTTTTATTATCCCAGCGTTTTCGTGCATTTGCCCGTAGACGCTCGCACTTTTCTTCGTATTTACGCTTATTTCGCTCCATATCATCTTTGATGAATGCGAATGATAACTTAACGATAGAATCTTCAATGTTAGGTTCTTCGCCAGTCTTAGCAAAAGAAAGCATGTGCCTTGTTAGCTGCCCGAGTTGTGCATCGGTCAGTTGCTCGAAGATTTTTAAATATGATGTGTATATGATAAATGAATCACTCATGATGTTTTATTCTGATAATGATAGTTTCTTTTCCAGCTTCCGTTTTAAGACTGTAGCCATACGGATTTTGTTCCGCTGGCTTGTGTCGGTCGGTGCTGTCACTTTCCCACCTAGGGAAATATAATTCTCCAGTTGGGAAATTATATTCCTTAGGTCGGTTTTTGATATAGGAACGCTAGCCATAAGCCCTGCCTTTACTTAATGAGCAATCTTCGTGCTCCCTGCACCTGCTTGATGTACTTGGCGCACGCTTCAGGATGGTCCGTCTGAAAAGCCTTGGCATCGAACTTCTCGCTTGCCTTCGGTGCTTTCCACGTTGCAAGCGTATTGCCGTTTCCGTCCACGATGCTTTCAGCGTCACCAAAGAACAGCTTCAAGTTGTCCTCGATTTCCTTCTGTCGGTTCTCAAGTGTCTTGCTCTTCTTCTTGATGTCCTTCAACTCGATGAGCATGTCCCCGATTTCTGCTGTGGCTTCAATCTCCTTTCCTGCCTTGTGCAGTGGTGACTTCAAAAGAACGTCTTGTGCGCTGTAGGCTGGCGGCTCTTGGTTGCCCACGATGTAGTCAAGCCAGAACTTGGTAATCTCGTCCCTCATCCATCCGAAGAATTCGGGGTCGAAATCGATGTCACGGTAGCCGAACTCCCTGCCTGCTGTCAGCCAGGCAAGTGCTCCATCCTTGTATTCGCCCACTCCGAGGTTCATCTGAAGCTGGCAGAACCAATGCTTCGGAAGGTCGTCTGCATCTATCTGCATCTGCGTTGTCTTGCACTCGAGGATGCTCTTGCTCGCTTCGTTGTGCGTTGCCCCAGTTCTCCAGAAGGTGCGGTCTGGACTTACCCTCAGATACGGAGTATCGGTGTTCGTGATGGTGTAGTCGTCAGTCGATGCCTTGATGATGTGGCAGTGGCTCTCTCGCTTGTAGAACTGCGCCACGGCATCCTCCAGCAGGTGTCCTGCAACCATCGCAAAGTTCTCCACCTTTGGTGGGTCGATGCCCTTCTTGCGTCTCCACAGCTGATATGGTGTTTCCCATGGGTTCAGTCCCAGTACTGTGCCTGCCTCTGATGCGCCTATTCCCTTTGAGCGGTTCTGCAACCACTCCTCTCTGCTTTTGTACTTAATAATCTGTTTCATTGTCTGAATGTTTTTTTATTTATCAAAAAGAATTTTCTAGCTGCTGTAAGAACGATTGTGCGAAGGAATTCCTCCTTTTGCATTGTTTGACCAATTCCGCTTGCGAGGGAATTGGCTTTACCGTGGTAGGAAATATGTAAATCGTAACTTTGGTTTCCGTCTTCGTCTACATCTCCAGTCGGCTCTATTGCAACAAGCAGATAGTTTCTTTCTTCCTCGTCTTCCTCTGCCCATGCCTTGAAACCATCTGCGGTTCTGCTAAAGTACTTGTCGATGGTGCTCTTGTGTTCTGATTGTTTTTCTTTTTCTGCCATAATTTTTTACTGAATATTTAATAGTTGCCGCAGGTTCCCTATAATCTGGTCAGGTTCCCACCCTGAAGGTTGCCCTGCGGCTAATTGGGAAACGCTATAACATTATAAACTAAACTACTTTTTCGCTGCTGTGCCAGTCTTGCCTTGGCTGCGGTTCATTGCCTTCTGCGCCTTGTTCTTGGCATCATCGGCTGCTGCCTGCGCCTGCTGTGCGATGGCATCCTGCTGCTTTGGCTTCTTGAAGATCTCCTCTACTGTGGTCGTACCTTCTTTGATGGCGTTGTACACACCACCCAGCTTCTGAATGTCCTCTGCCGTAACTTCCTCGGCTGACTTCTTCCCGATGTAGTCAAGAAGCATAAGGTCTGTTACCTGATAGGCTTGAAAGCAGGCTACACAGCTCTTCCACTGGCTCTGTACGCCAGTCTGCTTGATGTGTTCCAGTGCCTTTGCCTGCACTTCCTTCACTACGCTTGCAATCAATACCTGCGGCACGACCTTGCATATTGCGTTGCGTTGAGCAATAGCAACTGCCGCATTGCCAACCACCACCTGCATATCCTGCGAGAATGTGTAACCTTTCGATGTCAGAATGCTGCGCTTCACTTCGATAGAGTAGGCAACGTTGCTCTCTAGATCATGGCATACGCCTTGTGCCGTGATGGTCTTGCCATCGTTTGCGATGATGCGGCCAGCGATGCGCAGGTTCTGCCAGCAGGCAGAAATGATTTCCGTGAACCTAACACTAGGACCCTCGATAACAGTAGTTTTTCCGTCCTTGCTAGTGCGCTCAAGGTGGTAGAAGCAGTTGTATGCCACATCATTGTCCATCGCTGCCAGTGCTATCATGTTCTTCTTGCATTGCATGATGTCTCGAGGGAACTTGTGCGCTGTGGCAATCTGTCCGTCAATCTCCGAGCGGTTGATAGCTTCCAGCATTTCGCCACCGCTCACTTGAATAATTTCATTTTCCATAATTCGTTCTTTTTATTGTTCAACTTATTGTTCATTAACTCTAGTGGAAGGCTGGGGATTCGAACCCCAGTTGATTGCTACACCACCCTTGCCAGCTGCCGAGGGATGCCCTTCCGTTTAAGGGCGCACGCTGTCGTTTCCGCATATTACATGGTAAAAACAACTAATTAGATAACCTTTGAAATGAGTTTAGCGCGCGCCCTTTGCCCTGCCGCTGCAGGGTTTCAGCATATAAACTAAGCAAAAACTTATGTGGTCAAACCAGTTGAGCCATAAGGCTGTCGAGCCTGCTTTCCTCGAAGGCGTCCCTC